TCTTGACCGAGTTCTTTACAAGCAACAATGTTTTCTTCTAACTGTTTGATGCGAAGGAGCAATCCTTCTTTCAATTGAAAAACCTGACTTGGATTTAACATTTCGTTTGTCATATTATTATTTATTCCTCACGGAACGAATCAACCCATTTATCTTCGATCATGTCGAACCATTCGTTGGCTTCGGTGACCTCGGTGGCGGACATCTGGATCATGTCGGACAAGGCGGACTCTGCGCTAATCGTAGAAAACTCATTTACCATGAAGATACCTTAGCCTAGAAAACGTGAACCGTCAATCTTTTTGCAGATATTTTTTCAGATATTTTTTGGCATCGGCCTGGACTTTTCGCTTGACAATCCAGACGACAGTCAAGAAAAATCGCTCGAAAAAACAAAAATATTTTTTGCGAAAAGTCTTGACAACCTGCACGGGTCGAGAGTACAATGGGGTATCCCAAGGGGGATACCCCCCTCCCCCCCTGGGGGGGGGGGGGGGGGGGGGCAAAAAAAGTGCCAAGGGGGTTGGCACACTTCCTGCTGTGACCCTGTACTACTACAAGGTCGGCGGCTGTATTAGTACAGCTTGTTTAACAGTGTTGTATGTTTATCTAGTGACTCTTCCCAGTATTTAGCACTAATGGGTTGTTGTAAATCATTAGACATTTGTATGTAAGTTTTAATGTTATCAATCTTATCTAACAAAGCAATGCGAATAGTGGCAAGCTCGTTATTGTCAATGTCTTTGAGGTTATTCATGTATTGTTTTATTATTAAAGTTGGTTAAGACGATACCCAGTACGAATACAGACTTGACCATATTGTTCTTGTATTGCGAGCCAGTATCTAGTGTAGTCTCCAGTTGACAAACCCTTCGGATAAACGATAGGCGTGTTGTTTTCGTTCTTACCCTTAAACACAGTAAGAACATATTTACGAATACCGCTCTTGTCAGTAAAACTAATAACTTTAGTAGTTTGAGTCATGTTATTTATAAAAAAGGTTTTAGTAGTATTTCTACTACTGTTGTTGTTTAGTACTTCCTGTTGAACTCCAATTCGTAGATCTCACGACCGTACTTCGCAGTGACCGCCTCGCACTCGTCCTCGGTGAGTTCCCGATCCAACACCGTGCTGAATGCGCTGGTCACATACGCCACCGTCGAGGTGCCGCCGTCCACTTCGATGTCCACCAAGTCCGTCCAATCAATTTCAATCTTCATGCGTACAGCTTACAGGCGGAGTCGCGACCCGTCAAATCTTTTGTGCAGTTTTTTTCAAGAATCTTTGACTAGTCAATGGGCGGTACTAACTACAGCCTGGACCTAGACACTAGGTACTCAAAAATAGTTTGCGAAAAGTGTTGACAACGCGCACGGGTCGAGGGTACAATGGGGTATCCCAAGGGGATACCCCCCTCCCCCCCCTGGGGGGGGGGGGGGGGGGGAGCAGCTTCCATGCCAAGGGGGTTGGCACGGATCTTGCTGTGCCTTATTGTATTACCATACTGGCTTACTGTTATTATCTAGTACATCAACAGCGTTTGTCGCTGATACCATCTCGTCTTGCCAGTATTTAACAGAATCTTCTGCATTATGCTGTCGTGCAACAGCCAATTCTCTTTTGATAAACTCAATTCGGTGTGACAAAGCAAAGCGCAAAACAAACTTAGTTTCGCTGTCGAGTTCGATATTGTATTTCATGTTGTTACTGTGGTTGTTGTTGTTGTTGTTGTTAGATAGTGCCAACCAATTCCATCATCCAAGAGTCGCGACGTTCGTCAAACCAGATGTTCGCCTCGGCCTTTTCGGCCTCGGTGAGTTCCATCGGCTCACCGCCCCAAGACTCAGGGATCGGTCCCGTGAAGTCTTCGATGCGGAGCGCGATCATGTCGCTCAGGTTGCTCTCGGCGCTGATGTTGGCGAAGTCGTTCGTCATGTTGTTAAGTTAGGGTAGAAACTCTTTTCTGTCTACTTTTTTTTTACTTTTTTTTACCTGACCTTCAGCCTCTCGAAAACGTCATTGGTCTCGTTCAGAACCTGAGTTAGAACCTTGTCGCAGAACTCGCGCCACTCGGTCTCGGTGATTTCGTTGTTCTGGAACTTGCGGAACATGATCGCGTACTCGTTTGTCATGGTGTTACCTTAGTGGATGCGGCGTTTTCTGTCTACTTTTTTTTCAGACTTTTTTTAGACCTCAACCATCATCCCGTTGTTGTTGCGGAAGTAGTTTCCGCTGGTGCTGCGCTTGGGCATCGGGGCGAAGTCAACCGTTTTCGCAGGAACCACCACGCTGATGTTGGCGATTGCTTCCGCCTCAGTCTTGCCGTGGGACACACCCGTCGTGCCGTCCGCCTTGCGGTACGTCACACCAACCAAAGCCACCGTCTTGAACTTGCTCACCTTCAGAATCGCAATCTCGTTTTGCATGGACACACTATGGGTCAGAACTCGGTCAGCGTCAAGACTTTCAGATGCTTTTTTTTACTTTTTTTCGATGGCCTGGACAGTACAGGTTGGCACAGAACGTGCTAGGAGGGGGGGGGTTTAATCGCGCACTACACCTAGCACAAACCGTGCCAAGGTGAGGGGGTGGGGGTCAATCTCCCCCCTTTTTTTGAAAAAAAAGTTCTTGTTTTTTCTGCTGTAACGGGGGGGGGAGGCTATTCTCAATCTCTCAACTCATTTTATTCTATCTTATATATTCTCCAATATACCTAACTAATATATTATATTCATATTATATATTTACCTATTCATATATTAATATCATCTTATATCCATTATTTATATCTTCTTCTTATTATCTCAATAACAACACAACCCATACCCCCCCCTTTTTCTAAAAATAAAACATAAACAAGCCATAATCCCCTATAAAAAACACAAAAAAAATCCGACCCATATATTTTTCAAAACAAAAATAATAAAAAACAAGTATTTAAGACATATAATATACTATAAATGTCTACAAAGATCTGCCGCAACTGTAAAAACGAAAAAGATATAAGTGAATTTCCATTCTTTTCTACAAGCGATGCTGGCAGAAAGAACACTTGTAAATCTTGTAATAACGAACTCAGTTCATTGCGCCGAAACCTACGCTCTCAAAACCCCCCTCCTATTCCCGGCAACTGCCCAATTTGTAACAATTATACGACTACATGGATATTAGATCATTGTCACTTTGATAATGCATTTCGCGGATATATATGTAATAGCTGTAATTTAGGTATTGGGCGCTTTAATGATGACGTTAATATTTTACATAAAGCTATAGAATATCTTAATAAAAATACAATTATAGAGTACCATATATGAAGGTCTTGTATATTACGCCGCATCTATCTACTGGCGGCGCACCTCGCTATCTGCTAGAAAAAATTAAGCTATTAAATGATTCATGTGATATATATTGCATAGAATATATAGACATTACTGGCGGTGTTCTTGTCGTTCAGAAATCCGAGATTCAAAAGCTTTTAGGAAATAAATTAATAACAATAGGTGAAGACAAAAATCAAATATTAAAAGAAATAAGTCACATAGCCCCCGACATAATTCATTTTGAAGAGATGCCAGAATATTTTTGCGATTACGAAGTCGCTAAAGCAATATATAATCCTGATCGTAAATATAAAATTTTCGAAACATCTCATGACAGCAGTTTTGACGCAAAGAATAAATTATTTTTCCCCGATAAGTTTCTGTTCGTCAGCGAGTATCAAAGACAAATGATGAAGTCTATAGATATTGATTCAGAAGTCGTGGAGTTTCCTATAACATATAAAAATAAGTCTAATAGATTAGACGCTTTAAAAAAACTAAATCTTGATTCTAATCTTGTACATATTATTAATGTAGGACTATTTACGCCACGCAAAAATCAAAAAGAATTAATAGAATATGCGCGAAAACTAACGAACTTACCAGTGCAGTTTCATTTTATTGGTTCGTTAGCTGATAATTTTAAGTATTACTGGGAGGACGCTATAAAAGACTTGCCGCCAAACTGCAAAATTTGGGGCGAGCGTCATGATGTGGATAATTTTTATGATGCCGCAGATTTATTCTTCTTTGCATCAAGAGGTTTCGAGCATGATAAGGAAACAAGTCCATTAGTAATTAAAGAATGCATAGGTTGGAAACTGCCTATTTTATTATATAATTTGCCCGTTTATTGTAACATGTATGATAAATACGATAATATGATATTTTTATCTATGGATAAAGATATTAATACTGATACTCTTAAAAATAAGATTATTTCAGTATATGATGAAGTCGTTGGTAAATATATAGATAGTTCTCATTATAGATTAGATTTTACAAAAGAAGATGGTAAGTTTTGGTTGTGGTGTAATGATAATCCAATCAATAACGAAGAAGTGCGATTACATATTGTATTAAAAGATGTAGATTCATTGGCGACTTTTTATTCTATTAAAAATCAAAAGTTTACAAAAAATTCAGCTACTTGGATTATGCCGATGGCTCCACAAGTTAATTTTGCTGAAATAGAAGATTTAAGAGGTTATGTGGTTGATTTCTATGATCTGAATTATAAGCTTTTGTTTAGTAAAGAATTTTTTATAAAGAATACCGCTAAACATCCAGATAAAATAGAATTCGCGCTTAATAATCCTTTTGATAGAACGTTTTGGAATTATCAAGAATTTTTTGTATTTAAGAATCTTGAACGAGAGTTTCCAACATTGAATCTAAATAATTTAAATATAGTTTTAGATCTTGGAGCCAACAATGGAATCTTTATCGAAAAAATGTTGCGGAATGGAACTAAGAGAATTTACGGTTTTGAACCAAGTCCTAATGCTTTATCTAATCTTTTGCATAGATATGAATCAAATAATAAAGTAACTATTATTAATAAAGCTGTTAGCGATAAAACTGGAAAAATGACTTTCCATTATCATCCTGATAATTCTACTATTAGCGCTTTTGATAAAAGTCATATTATTGAACATTTGCCTGAGAATGAGATTATCTCTTTTGATGTTGATACGATAAGATTGGATGAGTATTGTGACTCGCAAAATATTAATGATATTGATTTACTTAAAGTTGATGTAGAAGGCGCGGAGTATTCAATACTTCATTCTTTAGATAATAAATTTTTTGACAAAGTAGATAACCTTTTAATTGAAATACATGAAAATAGAAACAATGAAGCTAAAAATCTTGTCGTTTACTTAAGAAGTCTAGGTTTTAAAATAGAACATTTTGCCATAGGTCAAGCTCCTTGCGAAGAAGAAAAGCTTTATGGATCTGTAATTGGTATGTTCTTAGCTATAAACCCAAAGCGAATTAAGACAACAAAAGAAAATAAAATAAAAGCAGCTATTGTTACAGATGTATTCTTTCATTCAGAAATAAATTACAACAACTTTATTCAATATGCTAATAACATGAAAAAAACTGGTTTGCCAATATTGTTGATGACTAATTCTAAATTTGATTCTTCTATTTTAGATTATGTAGATTATTTAATTTATGATAAAGAGAATAGACTTTTTGAATATGATTACAAAGATTATAAAACTTTGTATTTATTCTTTGCATATAAAAATCTTCGATTTGAAGCGCCAACAATAGGAAAACAAAAACACGGTTTATCTGTTTTATGTAATTTTTATAGATCTTTGATTTTTCTAAAAAGTTTAGATTATACTCACATAGTAAAAACAGAAGCCGATTGTTTTATAGGCGATACTGATAAAATCAATAAAGACCTGCAAACTTTATTAAATACAAATAAAAAGGGTTTAATATATTTACATAATGATAATGGAGATTTATTTACTTCTTATCATATTATGTATTTTGAAATCGATTTCTTATTGTCTTTGTTTCCTAAAATGAATAACGAAAAAGATTATCTTGATTATATAAATTCTGAAAAATTTTTATCAGCCGAAGAGTTGTTAACTAATATAGTTTATAGTAAAAAAGATCAGTTAATAATTAAAAATAGCGATTTAATTTTCACTGATTACGGAAAAAGTGATTGGAATAAAATAGTTTCTCCCATTGAAAGTGATAAATTAATTAATGGATCTATACCTAATATCTTTAAGATATGTGAAAATGGAATTTTTTCTGAAACCTCTTTTGTTATAGCTTTATTGGATATGTGTCATGGGCAGAAGGAAAATATTTGTGAATTTATAATAGATAATGGAAAAGATATTAAATCTTATAATTTCAAAGTGAATAAAGATATTTGCTGCGCTTACGAAACAATTAAATTTGACAAAAATCCTATTAAAATAACTATCATAAAAGATAGTTTTACAAAAACATTTGAAATAAAAGATTTATCAGATATCGAAAATGTTTTGAAAATTAATTCATGAAAATAGTACATACTCATACAGGATTATTACCGATACCGCCAAACGGATGGGGTGCCATTGAGAAGTTAATATGGTTTTATCACACGCATTCATTAAATAAAGGTTATATTAGTGAAATAAGATATACCGATGATATTAAAAAAAATGAATTTGATATTGTTCATGCTCATGTAGGTAATCTGGCTAACATCTTGCACGAAAGAAATATTCCTTATTTTTTTAGCATGAATGATCATCATGCTTATTTATATGGAAAAGATTCTTCTACTTTTAAAGAAAATTATTTAGCTGCAAAAAATTCTATTCATACATTCGTGTCTGCAAAATTTCTTGTGGACTATTTTGACCTGCCTAATGTTAGTTATTTATCTTTGGGGGTTGATAATTCATTTTTTAAACCTAGAAACGATACTAAACAACATAAATTATTGTGTGTTGCTAATAATGGTTTTGGTCATGATAGTAGCGAAGATAGAAAGGGATTTTCTTACGCTATAGAAGCGGCAAGAAGATTAGAAATGCCAATAACTATTGCTGGTCCAAAAAATAATAAAAAATTTTTTGATAGAATGAATGTTCAATATGATAAATTGGAAATTCGTTATGATTTAACAGAACAACAATTATTAGAAACATATCAAGAACATACTATTTTTATACACCCTTCTATATTAGAAGGTGGGCATCCTAATTTAACTCTATTAGAAGCGCAAGCTTGTGGATTAATAGTTTTAGCTACATTTGAAAAGGATAATGATTTAAAGGGATTAATCAGAATTGATAGAAATCATAGATTGATAGCAAATAAAATTACACAAGCTATAGAAAACTATGATTATTTTAAGAAAATCACTTTAGAATCTGCTTTAGAAAATGATTGGTCAATGGTTGTAGACAAAATTATGGATACATATAAAAATAAATTAAAACAATGAAAGAACAATTACTAAAAAATTATTTTAGAACTCCTTTTAAAATTCAACCAGTTAAAAAACAAAAAAATATAATTAACATTGGATTTCAGAATGGTCCTTTTATAGAAATATTAGGTCCAAATAATGAAAAATATGAAATAGCATTTGAAGATACTAGAAATGGATCGTTAGTTCATTCTTCTACGATTAGAAATAATATGTGGACATCATGCAATGTAAAATACTATGTCCCTTGGAAAATTAAAATAAAGTCGCAATCAAGTTATGATGAAATTAATGTTAATTTAAAAAATGAAAGAGTATGTATCGTAAATGAATCTGGCTCTATAGGTGATACTGTAGCTTGGATGGACGCTGTTGATAAATTTCAAAAGAAACACGATTGTATTATTGATTATTATTCTACGCTGCCAAACATTTTTGATAAAATCTATTATAAAAATATTAACTTTTTTAATTTTTCTGAGGTTAATACAAATAAATATACTTATGTTTATAAAATAGGTTGCTTTCGTCCGTTTGGTCCAAATGCAAACTGTAGTAAAGATTGGCGCGAATTGTCTCTTGGAGATGTGGCTAATGAAATTCTAGGATTACCGTATGGTTACAATCCACCAGAACTGATTAAACAAAAAACAAAAAATAATAAAAAAACAGTTTGTATAGCTACTCAAAGTACGGCGCAAGCTAAATATTGGAACAACGATTCTGGATGGCAACAAACTGTAGACTATTTGAAAAGTTTAGGATATGAAGTGATATGTATAGATAAAGATAAAAGCTTCGGTTCTGGAAAAAATTTTAATACAATTCCAAATAACTGTATTGATAAAACTGGTAATTTATCTTTTGAAGATAGAATTGAAGATTTATATAATTGTGATTTTTTCATTGGTTTAGGATCTGGACTTTCTTGGTTAGCTTGGGCATGTAAAAAACCAGTTATTTTAATTTCAGGATTTTCAAATCCTAAATCTGAATTTTTTACTAAATATAGAGTTCATAATGATAAAGTTTGCAATAGTTGTTGGAATAATAAGAAGTATGAATTTGACGCTGGTGATTGGTTGTGGTGTCCAGAGCATAAAAATGATGATAGAATTTTTGAATGTTCGAAAGAAATTACATTTGACATGGTTAGAGAAAAAATTAATAATTGCATAAAAGATTTAGCAAATGAAAACTTTAATTAATTTTGTAACTCATAGTTTAGGTGATAATATTGCATTTTCTATATATGGAGATGCGTATCAAAAAAAATATGGTGGAACTGTTTACGTTAAAACCAAGTGGAAAGATCTATTTGTTTCAAATAATCCAAATGTATTTTTTGTGGATTTAGATTATTCTGATACTTTTGATGTGACAAAGGACGTTCATTTCGTATTCAGAGAAGGTCCTATGCAAAAAATAGCTTGTGATGCTTTGGGTCTAGATTATGAAGAAATTATACCATTAATTAATACATATAGTAAGCACTGTTTTAATAAAAAGAAAAAATATGTTTGTATAAGCGTTCATTCAACTAGTCAAATGAAATATTGGAATAATAGTGTTGGTTGGCAAAAAGTTGTACGTTATTTAAAAAAATTAAATTATGATGTTTATGTTATTGATAAAGATGAAATGTTTGGTTTGAAAGGAAAATGGAATAAAATTCCTGATGGAGCTATAAATGAAACAGGCAACTATCCTATAGACTATAGAATTCAACAGATAAAAAATTGCGCTTTTTTTATAGGACTTAGCAGTGGTTTGTCATGGTTAGCTTGGGCTTTGAATAAAAAAGTAGTTATGATATCAGGTTGCACAAATCAAGATAATGAATTTTCTAAGAATTGTTATAGAGTAATTAATGATAATATTTGTCATGGTTGTTTAAATGATAGTTCAATAGACAATGTTAATGGAATATTAAGTCATTGGATGTATTGTCCTAGAAATAAGAATTTTGAATGCTCAAAAGAAATATCTTTTGAAATGGTTAAAGAAAAAATAGATCAATGCATTAAAGACTTAAATAAGTAATCGTAATAGTTACATTGTTGTTCTATAGTGAATCTTGATAGAGCGTTTTTATAACAATTTTCAGGATTAATAATTTTATCTATATTTTGCGCTGCGTAAATCATATCGTTTAAGCTAAAACATCTCAATCCTGTTTCTCCTTGTAAAACAGTTTCAGTAAAACCGCCAAAGTTTGTTGTTATTGTAGGGGTGCCTGAGAACTGAGATTCTATCACTGTCCAATTACAAGGCTCGGTGAATAACGAAGGAGCAAATAAAAATTTTGCATCGCTTAATAAATGCATTCGTTGTGTGGGATCGACGAAGCCTGCAAATTTACAATATTTAGTATCTTTAAGATTTAAGATATTTGGTCCTGCAAAAATTATATCTTGTCCTATATGATTGCAAATATCATAAGCTAATTTAGCTCCTTTATCTTCAATAATTCTACCTAAAAATAATGCTGTATTTGATTTTTCTTTTTTGTATAAAAAATCATCAGGATCAAAACCGGGATAAACTACAAATTCAGATCCTAAACTAACTGATGTTACAGAATGTCCGTGCATTTTGTGCATTTGAGCGTGTGTCTCAAATATTTTAATTGGCGCGAACATACTATCATATCCAATACTTGGTTCTACTACAATAGCTTTATTATAAAAATGTTTAACACATGGTTCGTGAGCAAATCCAAACCAGCATAATATAAATTCGTTATTTGATTTTATTCTTTTATTTAATTCAATAATACAATTGTTATTAAATATTTTTACAGCTTCTGTATTTACACTTTGATCAAATCCTTTAGTCTTCCAATCATTTAAGTTGCCATAACTGTTTTTTAATATATCATTATTAATAACATTAATATGTTCTGTGCAGTTAACAATAGAATCTTCATGACCATAATGATAAACAGTATGTCCTCTTTTTGTCATTTCGTCACAGAATTTGTAAACCTTTTGAACAAACGCGCATAATGAAATATTTTTGTTAGTTGGCGAATAAGGTACGCTCAAGCAGTGAAAAACCATACAATATAGTGTAACTGAATAAATAACATGTCAACCAAAAAGAAAAGAATTCCAAAGGAAAAAGAAGACATCAAACAAAATATTGATGAAAATCATCTTAAACTTGTTAGATTAAATATTAAAGACTTTAAATTGACAGATAAACAAAAAAGTTTCGCTCAGATAGCTTTTGACAAGAATACTAAAATTATTTTTATCAATGGTCCCGCTGGAAGCTCTAAAACTTTCTTGGCTGTTTATTGCGCTTTGCACATGTTAAATTCAAATCCAAAATCAGAAATCAAATATATTCGTACTATAGCTGAATCTGGAGAAAGAGCTTTGGGATCTTTGCCGGGGACTGTAGATGAAAAGTTTAATCCATTTATGATGCCTCTTTATGATAAATTAGATGAATTATTGCCAATGTCTCAATCAAAATATTTAGAAACGAATGGTTATATTGAAGCTCTTCCTATTAATTTTCTAAGAGGCGCGACTTGGAATGATAAAATTATCATCGCAGATGAGTCTCAAAATTATAGTAATAAAGAATTGGTAACTCTTTTGACTCGTATTGGTGAAGGAACAAAAATGTTTATTTGTGGAGACGCAATGCAATCAGATATTGGTAACAAATCTGGTTTTATGAGAATATACGATCTATTTAATAATAAAGAAAGCGAAGAGCGCGGTATTTACTGTTTTCAATTTGACGAAGAAGATATTATGCGTAGCGAAATATTAAAATATATTGTAAGTATGTTCAAGAAATTAGATAAAACAAATACACACTGATATAATACAATATGAGTAACATTTACTGTTCAAATTGTGGAACAAAACACGTTCTTGGTTCAAAATTTTGCACAAGTTGTGGCAATTCTCTAGGGGGATTTAATAATGTAAACAAGCCAACTTTGCAAAACCCAATTCAGAAAAGAAATATTTCTCGCGCTCAAACTTCTGAGGTAGATGAAGACGGCATTCCAACAACATTCGTAAGACCTTCCAAATTATCATACGAAATTGAAAAGCCAGCAGGCAATAAATATTCAGGTAAAGATTTATTTAATGCTGCACCAGTAGATCTTAGTGAAAGAGTGGTATCTAGGCCAAATTCTAATTATAGAAGATTGAGTAAAGAAGAATTTTTAAGTCAATCTTTAAAGGAGTGTAGTTCGCGCCCAATCCAAGATATTGATGAATCGTAAAAAGAAAAAATTTGAAGACATGTATGAAACGATTGACCAAGTAATCAAAAAGCGAAAAAATAAATGGAAGTTAAAAGCGATTACTTGGTTTGATTTTGAAGATATTGAACAGATTATAAAAGTTCATATCTATAAGAAATGGCATTTATGGGATCAATCGCGAGCTATTGAGCCTTGGGTGAATCGCATAGTTACAAATCAGATTAGAAATATAATCCGTAATAATTATACTAGCTTTGCAAGACCGTGTTTATCTTGTCCATTTAATCAAAATAAAGAAGGCGATTCTGGCGCTGAAATGTCTTGCGGATTTACTACAAATGGAAAGCAATGCAATGAATGTCCATTGTACGCCAAATGGGAAAAGATAAAAAAATCAGCATACGATGTAAAAATAACAGTTAGTTTAGAAAATCATAAAAATTATTTTCTGAATGTTGAATCAACAATTAATCATGATTACAAATTAGCAGAAAATAAATTGCATGATTTAATGAAAAATTCTTTAAGTGATAAACATTATTTTATTTATAAAATGTTTTTTGTGGATAATTTGACTGATGATCAGGTTGCTAAAATTTTGAAATTTAAGACATCGGAAAAGGGTAGAAAAGCGGGTTACAAGCAAATAAAAAATTTAAAAAAAATGTTGTATATTAAGGCTCAAAATTTATTAAAAGACAACGATATATTCTCTTCTTAATATGTTAACAGACGACAATAAAGCATTTATTTTAAGAAAAATTAATGAAGGTATACAAGATTATGTTGTATTAGCTAATCTTGTTTTTAATCGTGAAGATCTGACTGGCAGAGCTAAAGAAGCTAAGGTTGTAAGAGATTTTTTAATCTCAACTGGTTTCTCTAAGAAGCAAGAAAAGCCAAAGCCAACGCAGACAGTAGAAATACTATCAAAAGAAAATTGTGAATTTATTGATCAAAATATAAAAACAGGAATCACACCAAGACAAGTTACAGAACTAATATTTCATGAAAAGTTTGTAGGCGTTGAGAATTTAAATATTTTTATTACAGCAGAATATCGCGCTGTTCAAAGATATATTAAAGAAAAATATCCAGATCATTTAGTAGATAACGAATCTGGGGTTGGAGATAAGTATTCAGTACCCCGTTCTATCAAAACTGTAATAAATAAAGCTAATAAATGGTGCGGCCAAAATATTTCTGAAGAAAAGTTATCTCTACAGCATAGAAAATGCATGGAGAAACTATTAACTTATTTATCTAGTCCACGATTTGTTGGTAACTATGATTCTTATAACAGTTCTACAGACAAAGAGTTATTCGAAGCGGAGTTTGTTAGATCTGTGTGGGATAAACCAGATCTCACGATTGATGAAATTAATTTATACATAAATGTATGCATGGATTATATTAATCTACGGCAGATCGATATAAAAAAGAATAAGATAAATGACATGTTCAATGAGACGCAAGATCAAAAAGATTTTACCATGCGTCTAACTGAAGTTCTTAAGACTATCTCTGAAGAATATAATCAATGTGCTGGTCGTATTGATAAAAGCATTCAGAAGCTGAATGGTGAACGCTCAAAGAGAGTGGAACAAACGCATCAGAAGAACGCTTCTATCCTTAATCTTGTAGAACTGTTCCAAGATGAGCAAGAACGCAAGATGATGATACAGATTGCTGACATGCAAAAGAGAACAATTAAGGAAGAAGCTGATAGATTAGAGAGTATGTCTTCATGGAAATCTAGAATTTTAGGAATTTCTAAAGAAGATGCTATATGATTCAGTGTAAAGTCTGTAGCGAGTCTTATAATAATGATAAATCTTTTCATGCTCATTTAAAAAAGCATAATCTTTATCAAGCGGAGTATTATTGTAAATATTATCCAAGATATTCTCTTTATTATCGTCAACAAATACCTTTTAAGAATAAGAAACAATATTTTGAAACAGAGTTTCTTGATTATACAGAATTTTTGAAGTGGGAGGCTGCATCTAATGAGGAAACAGTCAAAACAAAATGTATTGAATTACTAAAGAAGAGAATTGATGAAAAACAATATCATTTTGCGCCATTTCATAACGAGTTGATTACTCTTAATCTGCCAAGTTTAAATATTTATAAGAAATATTTTAATTCATACACAGGCGCGTGTAAGCTACTAAATATTGAACCTCTATATAATAAAAATTTGCCAGAAGCTTTTAATAAAACAAATGTATCTCATTTACCTATCTTAGTTGATACAAGAGAGCAGGATGCTTTGGAGTTTCCTAAATCTAAAATTGAGAAAATATTCGTAGGCGATTATTTAATTGCTGATAAAAAGTATTTTACTAATACTTTCGTTGATAGAAAAAGTGAATCTGACTTTCTTGGCACGATGGCTTCTGGAATAGAAAGATTTGAAAGAGAATTAATTAAAGCCGTTGAATTAAATTGTTATTTATTTGTGGTTGTTGAGTCTAGCATAAATAATATTTTAATCAACCAGCGCAAGTATAATAGAAAAACAAATTTAGAATATGTTTTTCACAATATGCGTAACTTATGTCATAAATATCCTAGACATATTCAGTTTATATTTACAGGAAGCAGAAATAAATCTTTAGATATTATACCTAAATTATTGTATCATGGTAAGTCACTGTGGCAAGTAGATATTCAATATTTTTTAGACAATGAGCTGGGAAACAGGCAATCAAGCATTAAGGAAGTCGCAGTTAATTTCCAATGAGGAATTAGCTAAGATTCCTGGTTATATAGAAGAGCGTGAAGCGAAGTTGTTGTTTTATCAATTTCTTCGCAACAACACAACTTTCGCTACTGATCTAATAACTGGAGTGAAATTATTTCCTTTTCAACATATGGCTATTAAAGCGATGTTGGAAAGTGATTATTTTTTAGGAGTATGGTCGCGTGGTATGAGTAAATCTTATACGACTGGTATTTATGCTGTGCTTGATGCTATATTAAATCAAGGAATTGAAACTGGTATTTTGTCTCGTTCATTTCGTCAGTCAAAAATGATATTTAAAAAGATAGAAGATATTGCTGCCAAGCCAGATGCTTATCTTTTAAAACAATGTATTACAAAAGTATCAAAGTCTAATGATGAATGGGTAATGGAAATTGGCAAAAGCCGAATTCGCGCATTACCTTTGGGTGATGGTGAAAAGCTTCGTGGTTTTCGCTTTCATAGAATCATTATTGATGAATTTTTATTGATGCCAGAGCGT